CGCATATTTACCTGTCTTCCAGTGAAGCGAACAGGCGTAGGTGTAGAGGTAAGATTGAAAGGCCCGTGAGTCGATTCTGAGGCCGTGGGGTAGTTCTTAGTCTTAAAGGTTGCTGTTACTGCACCAGCTTCGTTCTCGTCGCTTATCAGGCTTTTAGCCACCACATAACGATCACCGTTACCTATTTCGATAGGGCCACTTTCAACGAATATTTCGGTGTCAGAGTCGTAAGCATAACCAGCTTCATGCTCAAAAATAATGCCGTTCTCATCAACGTAATTACTGTAAACGAAAGCGCCAGAATCAATGCCAGCAGTTCTGGCAAGTGTCCCTATTTGCCAGTGGTTTTCACGATAATTAAAGCTTACATAGCTGTCGTTTTCATTACTCCCAGAGCTAGGATAAAACCAAGTGACTTCAGCGAAGTTACTGTTTAAAACCCCAAACACTTTACTGCGTTGGTCAACATTCATATTCTCAAAGATGAAGTCGCCAACAGCAGATCGTAAAGAACGCACGGAGCCAGAGTATGTGAAGAAACCGTTACGACCCATCCAGATCGCTGAACCGTCTGCTATGACACAGGCATTGGCGCTGATAGCGCCACAGCCTGTTCCAACTTGTACAAAGCTATGGACGAGCGGGGGGCCTATGTAGCGCATCACGTGAGCGTCTACATCGGTTAAGAGAAGAGTTTCACCCCTCATTCTACGACCAAGTATTAGGTTGCCATCGGTGGCTAACGTGAAACTTCCAGCTTGGTTTGTAGCTGCTGGAGTCCAAGTATTTGAGTCCTCTTGATCGCTGAAAGCTACCTTGTTCCCGACACCACCAGCGCCTAACGCTAGTACGAATCTTTCCTCTGTTACGACTGTTGCTGTGTTGCTTGTCGGTGCGTTACTTAAGACAGCAGCAACAATTGCTGGGTTGTTTTGCCATTGGTAGAGCTTGCCATCGCTTGTTGAGCAAGCGATTACAAATTGACCAAAAGTATCTAGGCTCCAAGTCGTTACAGGGGCGTAAGTACCTGTATCTGGTCGTGGCGTGTTCCAAGTTGATAGGTTCCAGGTCGCACCGCCATAGCCTAAGTTCTGAGCAGCACTTGCCGTACCAGTCGTAAATCCAGAAGGCGTTATATCCGACAAAGTGCCGTCTTCTGCTATAAAGAAAAGCTTGGACTCAGTACCAGCTACGGTTCTACGAGCGCCATCGTTATCAAGGTACGCTAAAATGGCTCTGCACTTACCCGTCATCGCAGATGAGGTTCTAGCCCTCCATCCACCTACAGGCTGAAGAGAGCCTTCGTTCCAACGAACTAAGTTACCGTCATTCCAACTATTAGACTGCTGGAGTTCCGTGCCGTTTTTAACGATTCCTGCTGGGGGGTTAATACTAAGCAGCGTCATTTTGATACTCGCCAGATTCAATCATTTGGCAAAGCTCTTCAGCCCTTTGCCCCACTTGTTTCGACCACAAACTGTTATCGAATTCCATCCCAGCCATTATGTAGTCTTCGCTCTCCATGAAGCTTAAAGCGTTTTTAAACTTTAAAAGCCTAGTCAAACCTAAGTTAAAACAAATAGAAATCATCGCGTCTTTACGAGCAGGGTTTAGTCTCTTGAACCAACTAAAGGTCGAATCTAACTCGCTAACAACCCTGTCAATATCATTCGTTAAAAGGTAGTCGATCTCATCGTCAGAGAGGCCAAGACCGGATTCACTAATGTTTCTGCCTACCGCAATTGTTTCGTACCCAGCAGAACAAACATATACTTTAGGACGAACACCTTCGTGTCGCTTTAACATTTCAATTAAGTTACTCACTACTATTCCCCTGCGCACTTGAACCGAAGTAATAAGAAATGATTGAGGATACGAGTCCTCCAAGATACCCAAGCACAAGATTTATAACTGCGTCTGAGTTTTGATTCGGCTCTTGGATCGTTACCATAAATATGTAACACCCAAAGAAGAGAACGCAAAGCACGGCTATGATTCTTGCAGTCCAGTCTTTGCCAAAGAACTTACGAGCGTCTTGTACATCTGCCGTCTGCAAAGCAAAAACATCTAAATCAAGCTTTTTCATTTGAAGCTTAAAGTCTTGCTCACATCTTTTTATCTCAGCCAGTTGCTCTGGCGTGGCGTTTTGTACAGCCTTCTCCAGAGCTTTAGGCTCTGGATCACAACCCAATACAGTCGCTATAGCGGAGGCCGCTGTTCCGCCTAACGGCCCAGCGAGGGCCGTACCCAACGTTGGGGCTAACGATCCTATAATTCCTTTGATTGCATCAAACTTCATTTTCAATACCAAAGCTTCGTGTTTTTCGGAACTGACTTCGGAACGCAGTAGGCTGATATACCTTTTTGTGTACCCGTGCCGCCTTTAGGCGAAGTCGCTCCACTTTCTATGTAATTTGCCGCTCTGTTGCATGTCAGTACGCTTTTAAAAAACCAATTACCACTATTCTCTAATGGCTCACCGTTTACGATTACGACTAATAAAAAAGCCATAATCATCGGTAGTTA